ATCCTTCTTTTTTTTGGGGATGACTTCGCAGAAAGTTCGCGAAGCCATGATACAAATAGCGAAAGCTATTGTGTCAATTCCCCTGGTAAACGGCCCAAAACAAAAGTTCTGGCTACCAACGAAGAGTGAGATCCGTCAAATTCACAGTAAACCCCGTTCTACTAATTTCGAACAGAATTTGCCGGAATCCTTCGACTCATTATCTTCATTGGTAAGTGTTCTCAAATCACAAAGTGGTTTGAATAACTGCCGTTTACTGAATGGGTCCAGTATATTGCTGGATACCAAACAAAAGAAGGATGGTTTAAGATGTGGTAGGAAAAGGTTACGTACAATGAGGAAGAACGTTGCGGCAGCTTTGCCGGCTCTCTCGATTGCTTATCAACTGACGAAGGGCGCAATGCCTAAGTCATCAAAGCAGGGAGCTAGGTTCCGATACCTCTTAGGATACGTGCGGCTAGTCTTACGTCTTGCCCACGAGGGACTCGATCCTATTAAAGAATGGGCCGAAGTGCTGCAAGAATATGCAAGCGGCGCATATATCGCGAACAAACATGCGAATGCGCTCAGTAAATCGCTTGCAAGAATTGCGCCTCACGGCCAGAAGAGCGATAAGGTTCACATCGCGTCCACTGTAGGCAGAGCCATACACTGGAAAGTCTCCAATCGAAAGATCGAAGAAGCGAAGATTGAAACCCAAGATCGCTGGCTCGATAATAGGAAGCCCGTTTCCGACGAGATACTCGCAGAGGTTGAGGCATTCGCGACCAGTTACTTTAGATCAGGTGGCGTAAAGGATCGACAGCTATACGTAGCGGCAGCCCGTTTCAATAAAGATATCTATGACAATATAAAATACCGTCAGGAAGATGTCAGTACCGAAGCGGGACTGCATACGATAGTCGAAGAGGCTCAAGATTTCGAACGTACAATCTATGACCAAGGTCAGGAAGATAGTACGCCAGAAGTCAAGGAGCGTACGATGCCGATCGATTACGACGATTATTACCTGATGAATAAAGTAGGATGGCCGGTACCCGCATCTAAGTCTTGCATTGAGATGTCGAACAACACCAAAGATCCTCGTAAGAGGGGTGTTGTCGCTCAACTCCAGAATGTCTGGGCCGAAGACCAATTTTGGAAGATCGCTTACCAGAGGGCTGAAATAGCCGTAGTAGAGGAGCTTCAAAAGGGTCTGGCTGAAAATCCGGACGATCACGAGTTCATCGAACAAGTGAATCAGCTGCTTGACTTAAATAGCGGGGAAGCCGCCTGGAAGATGGAGGGACATTACGATCCTGACTCTTATGAATTCCCTATCGTTGACTATGGAGAACAGTTCCCGGCGCTCGACGACCAACCTGATGAAAATCAGGAGGGCGCCAAACTCGACAACTATATCGACATTGTCGCGGAAGATGAATTCTTTGAGCTTCAGAACGAAACGCCCGAAATTGAAAAACCTAACCTCGCAGACTTACACTCGGCATGCATCAGAAAGTTCAAACGTGATGTCAAGGATCAACTGATTAATAACCAGGATGAACCTTACCACCCAGAAATCGTTCCTGATGTTCTCGAGCAGCTAGGAGGCAAACTTAGAGGTATTTCAAAACATCCAGCTCATATCGTTCAGTCGCTACGTGGAATTAGCAACCGCCTAATCCATAAGATCAAGTCCAAGGATACTGTCCGGGAGGCAATGCTGAATCAGCCATTCTATTTAGAAGGGCCAAGAGATTCGAGATTGCTATCCGCAGACCTCTCCAAGGCAACCGACTACTTCCAACATTCGTTGAATGCAGCGGTGATCAGAGGGATATATGCGGCCAACCAGATCACGAAGGACGAGTATAAGCTGATGCTCTCCGTCTTCGGTCCGCAAGTGTTACCCGATGGTCGAGTCACGCGTATAGGAGCTCATATGGGCCTGGCCTGCACATGGGCATTCCTATGCTGTGTCAACAGCTACGCAGCCGCAAAAGCATGTAGACACCGGAAAGGTGCTTACAAGATTTGTGGTGACGACCTTATAGCGTTATACACGGATAAAGAACGTAATCGTTATCGTAGCATCATTGAAGATGATCTCCAACTTGTCTACAATGACAAGAAGTCCCATTTCGCGCATAACGGTCGCTTCTGCGAAAACTTCGTGACTATATTCGACTTCGATACTAAATCTGTGCGTGCGAAATGCAGTCCAAGCGTGAAAATCGCAGAGATCGTTGGAGCAAGAGCTCTTAACGACTTCACGGAAAACCCTATCAGCTGTCTAACAGGGCTGAACAAGATCGTACGCAAGTATGGTCGATTTAGTATGATAGGGCAATCGTCGATTAGGGCGCTGAAGAGATTTGAACAAAGATTAAACCTTGTTCCCAACCTACCGATAGAACTTGGAGGCTCAGGTCGATCCACAAAGTCGGTTAGCAGCAAACAGATCAATCGTCTACTTGGCCATTTAGCCAGAAATAAGAAGATCCGCCTTACGGCAAGGATTCCTATTGAGGCAAAGGGTTACATAGACGAGCAGATTGGTCTACTGGCTAACGACGGAAAGTGGACCCCAACAGGGGTTGTGTCGGAGTCTGAGTTAAGGGTTAAACTCTTAACAGCTTGGTCCGTGGACAAGAAGCTGGAAGGATACTCTTATTCTACAACTCCATGCTCTGTCAACGCTGTCCAAAAGACCTCGAAATTAATCGAGAGGTCAGGCGCAGGTTTTAGGAGAATGGGTACGAGCAAGCGTGTACTTATCGACAAAATTATCGATAGGTTTAATACGAAACTTACAGCTCGGTATAAGAGATTGTTGCAATCCTTCCTGGAGAAGCCGAAGTCGAAAGACTTACCTAAATCACATCTTAAAAACATCCTAACGAATGGTCCTTCCTTAAGGAGATTCGCCACTAAGGTTCTGTCTGCCCGTGAGAAAAACTTTCTCAGCAAGGCTCGGTATCAAGAGATACACGACAGGAATCTAGCGGTAGAAAACCAGAAGGGAATTCCATTCGCGTGGAAATTTACCCCTCACCTG